CTGTCAGGTGTTGTACACAAAATGGAATACGAGGTGGCTCAGCGACTGTCCACTTCCCAATCTGGCACCAAGAAATAGAGGATATCATTGTACTCAAAAACAATAAAGGGACGGAAGATAACCGTGTCCGAAAGCTCGACTACAGCATCCAAACATCTAAACTTTTCTACGAACGTTTCATTGAGGATGGAGAAATTTCTCTCTTCAGTCCGCATGACGTACCAGGTCTGTATGATGCTTTTGGCACTCCTGACTTTGATGAACTATATGTTCGTTATGAACGAGATGGATCTGTTCCGAGAAAAACTGTCAAGGCTCAAGCGCTCATTCTGGACATCCTGAAAGAACGTGCAGAGACTGGTCGTCTCTACCTGATGAATATTGACCACTGTAACTCACACTCTTCCTTCCTTGATAAGGTTGAGATGTCTAATCTTTGTCAGGAGATCACTCTACCCACGGATCCAATTCAACATATTGACGATGCATCTGGTGAGATTGCACTTTGTGTTCTCTCCGCAGTCAACGTAGGTAAACTTCGTGATCTGGAAGATCTGGAAGAACTATGCGACCTTTCTGTTCGTGGACTGGAGGAATTGATTGACTATCAGGACTATCCTGTAGTCGCTGCAGAACTTGCAACCAAGGCACGCCGATCTTTGGGTATTGGTTATATTGGACTTGCTCACTTCCTTGCAAAGAATGGACTTAAGTATGATTCTCAGGAAGCCTGGGATCGTGTTCATGAATTGACCGAAGCGTTCCAATACTACCTTCTCAAGTCTTCTTGCAAACTTGCTGAACAGAAAGGACCATGCACTGATTTCAACAGAACAAAATATTTTGAGGGAATTCTTCCGATTGATACATACAAGAGAGATGTAGATGAAATTAGTTCTAAGGAATTAAACTATGATTGGGAGGCTCTACGTTCCGAGATCAAGGTACATGGACTCAGACACAGCACACTGTCCGCACAGATGCCATCGGAGAGCAGTTCCGTTGTGTCTAATGCAACCAACGGAATCGAGCCACCTAGAGGATACCTGTCCATTAAGAAGTCCAAAAAAGGACCTCTTAAACAGATTGTTCCCCAGTACAATACCTACAAGAACAATTACACTCTTCTCTGGGATATGCCTGATAATACTGGGTACATCAATGTGGTTGCAGTCATGCAGAAGTTCTTCGATCAAGCCATCAGTGGAAACTGGTCGTACAATCCAGAGAACTACCCAGACAATGAAGTACCCGTCTCGGTGATGGCTCAAGACTTTTTGAGAACTTATAAGTATGGATGGAAAACCTCTTACTACCAGAACACCTATGACAATAAAACAGACGAAATAAAAGAAGATACAACTAAATCTCAATTAGATAATATCCTAGCAGAGATTATGGAATCGAGTGAAGAAGACTGTGAATCCTGTAAGATCTGAAAACAATTACCGAGAAACTAAATGTCAGTAAAAGGAATGACCGTACTAAACACATCTACAGACGTTAATGCTAAGAAACAACCTATGTTTTTTGGACAACCTCTAGGAATTCAGAGGTATGATCAATACAAATATCCAGTCTTCGACAAACTTACGCAACAACAACTTGGTTACTTCTGGAGACCCGAAGAGGTTTCTCTCCAGAAGGATCGCGGAGACTATCAGACTCTTGCACCAGAACAGAAACACATCTTCACCAGCAATCTTAAGTACCAGATCATGCTGGATAGTGTACAAGGGCGTGGTCCTGGGATGGCTTTTATCCCTTACTGTTCACTCCCTGAACTAGAGGCGTGTATGACCGTATGGGAATTTATGGAAATGATCCACTCCCGTTCATACACATACATCATTAAGAATGTATATCCTGATCCTGGTGAAGTATTTGACCACATTCTAGATGACGAAAAGATTGTTGCTCGTGCAGAGTCCGTAACCTCTGCATATAATGACTTCGTTGAAGCCGCACATCAATATGATAATGGTACGACGTGGGAACTGGCTAAAGAAGGACATTATGCGGGTACAATTGAACGTCGTGAACTTAAGCGTAAACTCTATCGTGCTGTTGCCAATGTCAATATTCTCGAAGGTATCAGGTTCTATGTCTCGTTCGCTTGCTCGTTTGCGTTTGGCGAACTCAAACTTATGGAAGGATCCGCTAAAATTATCTCTCTCATCGCAAGAGACGAAAATCAGCATCTTGTCATTACTCAAAACATCCTCAACAAATGGCGCGAAGGGGATGATCCAGAAATGGAAGAGATTGCAAGGGAAGAAGAGTCCGTAATCATCGACATGTTTAAGAAGACTGTCGAAGAAGAAAAGGCATGGGCTGAGTACTTGTTTAGAGATGGATCTATGATCGGTCTCAATGATAAACTTCTCAGTTCTTATGTTGAGTGGATCGCTAATCGTCGCATGAAGGCGATTGGACTGAAACCCATCTACGATATTCCTGCCAAGAACAATCCTCTACCTTGGACAGAACATTGGATTTCTTCTAAGGGTCTTCAGGTTGCACCTCAAGAAACTGAAGTAGAGTCTTATGTCGTAGGTGGCATCAAACAAGACGTTAAAAAGGATACGTTTGCTGGGTTTAAACTCTGATTTGTGGGACTACTAAATACTTCATAGTGTTATAGTCCCTGTAAACCAGATGGCGAAGCAGATAATCAACGTAGGGTCAACTCCCAATGATGGCAATGGTGATTCGCTAAGACAGGGTGCTTTAAAAATCATCAATAACTTTGATGAAATCTATAGTGCTCTTGGAGACGGAAACGAAATAACTGCGGCAGTTGGATCTGCCAACACCGCACAGTATGCTGGATATGCTCAAACTGCTGGGATTGCAACTAACGCCCAGAAGTTTAACGGGCAACTTCCAGCATTTTATTTGAACTATAATAACTTAGATAATTTACCTGCCATCCCAACCAATAACAATCAACTGACAAATGGTGCAGGGTATATTGATGGGAATGCACTATCAAATACTTTAGTAGGAACATATACAACTTTCCCAGATCTTGTAGGATTTAAAACTGACGGAGATCTGGTAGGATTCATAACAAATATTCAAGCAGGTGCAAACTTAGAGATTCTTGAGTTTCCTGCTGGCAACTTTATAATTACGGGAACACCAACGGGTCTTCAAAATGTAATTGAAGATACTAATCCACAGCTTGGTGGCAACTTAGATCTTAACGGTAATACTATTAATGGATCTGGCAATATTGATATTGCTGGTAATTTGGATATTGATGGTAAGACTGATCTAGACGATCTAAGTGTTGCTGGTGTTGCAACTGTTACTAGTGGATGGTTAGAAGTTCTATCATCTGGTGTACCATCAGTCATATCAAATTGGAATTCCTCAAAGCATGTCCAGTTGAGTACTGGTGACAACGGAGGTGGAATAAACATATCTGATGTAAATTATTTTGCTATTAATCATCAACCATATGCAGATAGAGGAACGACCAATAATCTGACAGAAAGATTTCGCATTACCACAAGTGGCAATGTAGAGTTAGCTGGTAATGTAACTGCAAATAAATTTATTGGAGATGGTTCTAGTTTAAGTGGTATTGCTACAGATGTTGGTCTTGCGGGAGTAGAAGCATCTGTCAATGCACTTGGAACTAACTTAAATATCGTCGGATTCTATGATGCAACTCTTGGTGTCGTAACTTCGTTGACATTAGTTGGACAAGCAAGAGGCATTACTATTGGTTCAACACTACCTTCTGTAGGTGTTCAAACTGGTGATTACTATATTGTATCTACTGGTGGACAGGATGTAGGTATTGCAACTTACGCAAAACCAGGAATCTCTAGTGTATATGATGGAGACTGGATTGTTGGTATTGATACAAACGCTTGGTCGATTCTATCCTATTCCCAACAAGTCGTTGCACCTAGAGCGACCAATGCTGATATTGCAAGAACTTTAGAATCTGATTCTAGTGTTAATACTAGTGGTATTATCACTGCTGGAACTTTTGATGGATCTCTTGCAGCATCAAATCTGACTGGACCATTACCAGCGATTGATGGTTCTGCTTTAACAGATCTAACTGGCGCTGCCGCTGGTTCTTTCGGTGATTCTTTCTCAGTACCCATCATCGCAGTAGATTCTAACGGAAGAATTACTGGTATAACTACTGCAGCTCTTGACGGAGCTGCTCTTGGAGAGTCACCTTGGTTAGTAGGTCCATCAGGAATCAGTACAACATCTTCTGTTGGTATCGGAACGACAGCAATCACAAATACTTTAACGGTCAAAGGTGATGGTCTGGTCGATGGTGCATTCCAAATAGGCGTAGACGGTGCAACTTCTGCATCATTAAATCTAACTGATAATGTTTCTCTTGATCTTGCATCAAACCATACAACACTTTCCAACGCTGTCTTGAACGGAAAGGTTATACTTAAAGGATCTGGTGGTGTAGAGATAAACAACTTTACAACCAACTTAAGAGCTGCATGGTTTAAGAGTGGAGTTGCTTACTTATACAATGAAGGTAATCTTAAACTACAAACAACCACTGGTGGCGTAGAAGTTACTGGTGTAGTTACTGCAACTAAATTTGTTGGTGATGGATCTGGACTAATTGGAGTTACTGCTTCGGGTACAGGAATCGAAGTTAAGGATTCGGGAACTGTTGTTGGAACTGCAGGAACTATTGACTTTGGTACGGGTGTTGATGTTTCTCCAGCCTCTGCAGGAATTGTTACCATAACTGTTAATGCTGGTGCTGCGGATACTGCTACGATTGTTTCTACTGCAGCAACAATTACAGATCATTTAGATCTTAGAGACGATAATGATGATACAAAGAGAATAAGAATTTTCCATGGGAGAAATATTGCATTTGATGACCTACAACCAATAACTGGTGATGGTGCTCTTTTCAATAACAATAA